GAAGATATTAATGTTGCTACTGTTAAGTATTATCGCAATATAATTGAAAATTCAAATATTACTTATTACATATATTCATGCGAAAGGTTAGATTCCAAAGCCTTAGAGGCACTTAAAAGTGATTGGTTAAGTTTTTGCGTGTCATAGTAATATAATTTATTACAACCATCTTCGGGTGGTTTTTTAATGGGTGTAATATATATAAATGTATTTAATATACATGTTTAATGAAAGTATATATAATTTCGGCTGCTTAATTGCATCCTGAATCAGCGCAAATGATAAAGGTGAAGCTCCATAGTTTTCTATGGGGCTTTTTTAATGGGTATGATTTATGGACGCAAACGACTATTTCTGGAAAACCAAGAAGCGCCCACCCAAAACAAAAGCTCGCTCCAAGCCACTACCTAAGGCTAAAGAAAAATATCTCGAAGCTGAAGAAACTCTATTTCAAGAATTAGAAGAACATTCGATTGGCTATGAACGCAAATTTCAATTTGAATCCACCAAGCACTGGCGCTTTGATTTTCATATCGTGAAGTTAAGACTTCTTATTGAAATAGCAGGTGGTCCATGGTCAGGTGGGCGTGGTGGTAAATTAGCTAACAAGGCTTGGAGTTTGGATCGATACGATGCTGCCGAAGAAATGGGTTACACATTTGTACGTCTTGAACCCCATCAAATTGAGTCAGGTTATGCAATTAATTGGATTCAAAGGCAATTAAAGAGATTAGAAGATGGAACAGATCAGACCATTCCCACCGACTGACTTAATTGATCGGGCAGAAGAGCAGGAAGCAATTCTGCTCGCGCCCGCCGTGGATCTAAAAGAATGGGTCATTAAAAATTGGCTGACCATTGGTGGTGAACTTCATAATCCAGATCATGACCACATTGCAGAGCTGCTGCATGATGATGAAACATTTTTAGCATTCGCTTGGGCTTCATCTGCATGTATGGCCAAAAAGCGTATGATCTTGGGCCAATGTGAAAAAGTGATGTTTAACCAGGGCGGATGGAAGAAAGCACGCCAAGAACAACAGATGCGTGACTGGTTTGGTACTGTACCTGTTTATCTCATCACCATTGATGCCAGTTATTGTGAAAACACAACTGACCGTGAATTCTGCCGACTCATCGAGCATGAGCTGTATCACATTGGTGTTGAGCGTGATGCAGATGGTGAGCCAATTTATAGCGATAACACTGGTTTGCCTAAGCATTATCTTGCTGGCCATGATGTGGAAGTGTTCTTTGGTGAAACGGGGTGCTGACGAGTCAGTAAAACGACTTTTAGAAATTGCCAAGAATGCGCCGTTTGTTTCAGAAACTAATATTGCTGCGTGTTGTGGAACTTGTGTGATTAATTGAGTCTAAAGGCTCTTTTTTTTGCCTATCTTGCAGGACGTAGCAGGACAAAGGTGAGTTTATGGCAGCACTTAAAGAGCCTGTAAAAATCTTTATAGTTCAGTCTCTTGCTTGCCGTGATACCCCTCAAGAAGTGGTGGTTCTTGTCAAGCAAGAATTTGAGATCGATATCGACCGTCGTCAATGTGAAAACTACGACCCAACTAAATACTCAGGAAGAAATTTAAGCAAAAAATTTAAGGATCTGTTCATTGAAACTCGTAAAAAATTTGATGAGGGATTGATTGATATCCCTATAGCAAATAAGCATTACAGATTTAGGCAGTACCAGAAGCAACTTGATAAATCAAAAAATGCCAAGTTTTCTCTAAAAATTCTTGAGCAGGCTGCAAAAGATGTTGGTGGTCAGTTTACAAATACAACCAAAACCGATCTCACAACAAAAGGTGAATCACTTAACGCAAATAAACCCACGGTAATTGAATTGGTGGCTCCTCATGTCAAAGGTACAGATTGAACTGCCACCTAAGCTTATTCCGTTATTTAGTGCACCTAATGTGCGTTATAGATCATCTTGGGGAGGTCGCGGTTCAGGTAAGACACGTACTTTTGCACTTATGACTGCCATTAAAGGTTATATGTATGCCGAAGCAGGTGTGCGTGGCCTAATACTCGGTGCACGTGAGTTTATGAATTCCCTTGAAGAATCATCAATGGAAGAAATTAAACAGGCAATCCGCTCAGTTCCTTTTCTCAATGATTATTACGAGATGGGCGAGAAATATATTCGCACTAAGAATAGGCGTGTGAATTACGGATTTGCTGGTTTACGTCATAACTTAGATAGCATCAAGTCTAAAGCACGTATCTTGCTGTGTTGGGTGGATGAGGCGGAAACGGTATCTGAAATTGCATGGCGTAAACTTCTCCCTACAGTGCGTGAAGATGGCTCAGAGGTATGGGTGACATGGAACCCAGAGCGACGAGACAGCGCTACAAGTAAGCGGTTTAGACACGAGCAAATCTTTGATGATTTAACAGGTGAATTGATCGGTGTTGGTGTAGAGATGAACTATTCCGATAACCCTTGGTTTCCTGAAGTATTAGAAATTGAACGTAGGCAAGACCAAGCTAACCAAGACAGCGAGACGTACAGTTGGATATGGGAAGGTGATTATCTTGAATTGTCAGAAGCTCAGATATTTAGGAATAAGTATGAGTCCAGAGATTTTGAACCTGATCCCAATACATGGGATGGCCCATATCAAGGTCTGGATTTTGGATTTGCCAATGATCCGTCGGCAGCAACTCGATCATGGATTCATGATGATTGTCTATGGATTGAATATGACGCTGGAGCTGTAGGTCTAGAGTTAGATGACACAGTAGAGTTTCTATCTAAGCTGATTCCAGATATTGAACTGTATCCGATCTATGCAGATAACGCTCGACCAGAATCAATTAGTCACTTAAAGCGTAAAGGTTTAAGTCGTATTAGACCCTGTGAAAAAGGCAAGGGGTCAGTTGAGGATGGTATTGCTTTTATTAAATCGTTCAAGCGTGTCTATATTCATACAAGATGCAAAGAAACTTTGAATGAGTTTAAAAACTACTCCTACAAAAAAGACCGGCTTACTGATGAAGTTCTTCCCATCATTGTTGACGCTTTTAACCATTACATTGACTCACTTCGTTATGGCTTAGAAAGGATATCTAAAGGGCGAAGGCGAACTAAACCGAGCACTGGCGGCTCACGAATATATCAATAGGAAATATTATGGCAAAGGCTAAAGGGGCTAAGGCTAAAAAAGCCAAGCCAAAATCAGCAGGATTGATGACGGAAGTTGCGGTTGAAGCACTTTCATTTGCAATGGGTCGTGCTGCTGACATCGATGAGGTATTAAAACAAGCCGGTGTGTCACGTCAGCGATTATCGGTATTGATGGCTGACGATGAAATTGGTCAAGCAATCGAAACACGCTTAGATGCAGTTTTAAATGCGCCGTGGCGATTTGTTGAAGACCAAGGGGAGCAAACAGTATTTCTAAAAGAGCTATTTACCCGATGGCATTTTGAAATTGTCTCTGGTGCATGGGATGCTTGCCCTTATGGTTATTCTGTTATGGAGGCTAATTATAAAATTGATGAAAACAATCGATTTACGTTGGCTGAAATTGGCACTAAACCTATGGAGTGGTTTGAGCCGAAAAATACAGGTGCTTTGATTTTTAGGAAGCCACAGGTCAATACTGAAATTGATGTATTTAAAGCCTATCCATTAAAGTTCTTTTTAACTCGACGTAAGCCTACCTATAAACAGCCTTATGGTGATCCATTGCTTTCAAAGCTTTATTGGGTATGGTTCTTTAAGACCAATTCAACTAAGTTTTGGGTTAAGTTTTTAGAACGCTTTGGCTCACCGCTTTTGGTAGGTAAGGTAAAGGATGGAGAGCAAGAAGATATTGATGCAATGACCACCGCATTGCTGAATGCCCATACTCAATCAATTTTATCCATTGATGCGGATGATGAAGTCACTACGGTAGGTACAAACTTTTCAGGTGCTGGTGCGTCAGCATTTGAAGCTTTTGACACGGTTATGACGAGACGTGTTCAGAAAGTTGTATTAGGTCAAACATTGACTTCGGAGAATGATGGTGGTGGCAGTCGTGCATTAGGCGAAGTACACAATGAAGTGCGTTTAGATAAACGTAATTCTGATTTGCGTATGATTACTCCAGTAGTTCAGGACATCATTAATGCGCTATGTCTTTTAAATGGATTTGAGAAGCACACCATTATTTTAGGTGGTGAGCAGGATCTAAACATTAAAGTGGTTGAGCGTGATTTAAAGCTTAAAG